CACCACACCTGCAACAAATGATCTGATCACTCAAAAGGGTATGGCTCAGGCATTCAGTTTCTTGGGCGTGCCTATTTACCAGGTCTTCAATGATGTGGATTCTGGTACTGACTTCAAGGGAGGCGTGTTCCCGCGTGACGCAATCGCACTGGACTGGCGCAGACCGATCCGCATTGAAGCTGAACGTGATGCTTCACGGCGCGGTATTGAATTGAACATGAGCGCAGTCTATGGGCACGGCGTTTGGCGTCCCGAGTTGGGCGTGCTGATGTACTTTGACGCTGCAACACCTACTTCATAAGGAGGTGAAATCTTATGGCTAATCAAATGGATGTTCATATCGTATCAGCACCTTTAGGTGCGTTCAAAGGTGCAACCGAGTTACCGCTGGTTTATGTTCCAGCGAAGGGCGGCGGCATCACCATTCTTGACGCTCAACTTGTTGGCACTGCTGACGGCACTGTGATTGGTGGGCAACTTGTCACCATGACCGATGCTGGCACTCCAGCGATCGCAGGCACTATCGGCGCGTTTGCCGGTACTGTGGTGGCTGCTGCAGGCGTTCCTGCTGAATTGACAATCGCAAACGCTTTTGTTGATGACGGTCAGTGGATTGGCTTCGACCAAACCAGTGGCACCGTTGCTGCAGGCGCGTTTATCAATATCGCATACGTAACCGGTAAGGCTGCATAGCGTTTATGAGAACAGCCAGGATAGGTAGAATTCACCGAAAGCGGATACTCCCACCGTTTCCTGGCTGCATTGGGAGTCTGTGACGGGAGGTCACTAAATGACACTTAAGATTCATTGGATGAGTAACGCGCCATGGGCTGCAACGGGCTATGGGGTGCAGACAAGGGTGTTTCTACCGCGTCTAAAAGCGCTCGGTCACGAAATGAGCGCGACTGCCTTCTATGGGTTAGAAGGCGCGGTGCTTGGGTATGAGGGCATGAAGATTTACCCGAAAGGGTTTCATCCTTACGGAGTGGATATTGTGGCGGCTAATGCAAGCTCGGAAAATGCTGACATTATTATCAGCCTGATTGACGCTTGGGTTTTGAACGCCGGTCAAATGCAGTTGAACAGCATGTTATGGGTGCCCTGGTTTCCGATCGATACCGAGCCTATTGCTGCTCAAATCGCTGATTCTGTCAAATTGGCTTATAAGCGGATGGTATTCAGCCATCATGCCGAAAAAATGATGGATCAAGCGGGGCTTGATTATTACTACATTCCGCACGGGATTGAAACAGATATCATGAAGCCGAAGGATAAGGCGGAAAGTAGAAAGTGGCTTGGTGTTCCTGAAGATGCCTATTTGGTTGGCATGGTGGCTGCCAATAAGGGCAATCCATCGCGCAAGGCTTTTTGTGAGCAAATAGCAGGGTTTAGAATGTTAAAAAGTGTTCACAAGGACGCGGTGCTGTATCTTCACACCTACGATGGCGCTGGCAATCAAAGAGATGCTGTGAATCTGCGTCAATATATCAATGGATTGGAGCTTGAGATCGGTAAGGATGTCTATATCTGCAACCAGCATCAATACCACCTGAGTTACAGTGAAGAATACATGTCACACGCTTTCTCTGCTATGGACGTGCTGATGAATGTATCACTTGGTGAAGGATTTGGTATTCCGATTATTGAGGCACAGTCCTGCGGAACGCCCGTCATTGTTGGCGACTGGACCTCTATGGGTGAACTCTGTTTTTCTGGACAGAAGATAGACAGGGCGAAGGCTGCGCCATTCTATAATCCGCTTGGTACTTACCAGTTCACACCGCGCTTTGAGGATATTGGGCTGGCATTGATCGAAGAATATCGCACGCCATCGAGCAGAGAAAAGGCACGTGAAGGCGCGCTTGATTACGATGCGGATCTGGTTACCGAGAAATATTGGAAGCCGGTATTGGAAGATATTGAGGCGACACTTCCAAAGGGCGAAGCGAACATGCGGCTGGTCAAGTTCTAATGAACGTTCAGCTATTCAATCCGCCTAACTTTTATTACAGCGGCTTGTATTATCGAATGATGCCGCCATTGGGATTGCCAATCATCTCGACGATGTTGGAAAAGGCTGGTCACCACGTAGAGATTGCCGATCTTGAAGCGCTCCAGGTGACGCCGGACATGCTAAAAGAGGCGTTTACGAAACAAGCCGGCTCATGGCCTGATGTGATTGGCTTTACATCGCTGACTGTTTCAGCGCGTGGCACAAAAGAATGTATCAAGGCGCTTAGGGCGGCTGGCTTCAATAACCGCATTATAGTCGGCGGATCACATCCGTCACTCGCGCCGGAAGAGGCTGCGACTTGGGGTGCTGACCTCGTTGTAACTGGCGAGTGTGAGGGCAACGTCGTCGAATTGTTTGAAGGTCAACAATGCGGCATTGTGGCTGGCAAGCAAGTACCGATTGAGGATGTTCCAATACCGAGTTGGAACAATCACAGTCCGAAGGTCAATTCTTACTGGGGCAACACCGCGCTTGTGCGACCGAATCCAGGCATTACGATGTGGACGCGCGGCTGTCCGTTCAGTTGTATCTTTTGTGCCAACCTGATATTCAAAGGACAGGCAACACGCTATCGTCCTCCTGTCAATATTGAAGCGGAACTGAAAGACTTGAAACGTCATGGCTGCAAGAAACTCTACGTGTACGATGACGAGTTGGTCGGTTCACGTATGCCAGAAGGTTGGATGAAAGAGGTTGCGGACAGGATCGAGCCACTTGGTTTTGAGTGGGTCACGCAAGGACGCTGTTCCAAACGCTTCGTCACACCTGAATTGATGGCGGACGTAAAACGCGCCGGTTGCCGCACGATCTTCTGGGGCATCGAGAGCTTTAGCGAAAAGGTATTGAAGTCGGTTAAGAAACGCGCGACCACTGAGGACTTCTGGCACACGCTACGAGTATCACGCGCGGCTGGGATTGAGAATGGCGTCTTTACGATGATTGGTAACTATCAGGAAACCGAAGAGGACTTAGCAATCACGCGCGACGCGCTTGCCAAAGGTTACAAGGAAGGCATCATCCAATACCGGCAGACGACCTACTGTGACGCAATGGAAGGCACGGAGTACGCCGAGATTCAACGGCGCGAGGGCTGGTATCACAAGTGGACTGAAGATGATAAACAGCAAATGAACAACTTTCACGGCACACCGACACTGCCAGCAGATCGCTTTGAGTATTGGATGAATGAGTTTAGATTGGCTTGCCCTGTAGGGATACCAGTATGATAAAACGAGCGATAGTTACTTTTGGAACAGGTCCATGCGCAGAGATGCTGAGTATAGCATTACCGAGCTTTAAGAACTTCGCAGATCGGCACGGTTACGAACTTCTGGTTGTAGAAGGGTTGGAGCCAAAGATGCCGCCAGCGTGGTACAAAGTTCCGGTGCTGTTAGAAGCGCTAAAAACTTATGAAGAGGTTTTATGGTTGGGCGCCGATTTGGTGATAGTAGATGGTCGCGAGGATATGACGGTTGGAGCAGACGCATGGCAGGCTATGGTCTATCATCACACGGGCGATGGCGAAGTGCCTAACACTGAGGTCTGGTATAACAGGCGTGCCATGATTCCTGTTCTTGAGCAGATGTGGCGCATGGCGCATAGCGGTTGGTCTAATGCGCCCTGGTGGGAACAATCCGCCTTGATGGAACTGATGGGTTATGTAGATATAAGACGACCTGTTTATCTTGGCATACCGACCGAAGTCTATAAACACACCCACCAACTTGATAACAGTTGGAACGTTCACGTTTGGGATAGACCGCAACCAGAACACCCGCGTATTCAACATGCAACCATGTACCCTGACAGGCTCGGTATCATGCGAGAATGGGCGAAGGGTGCAATTTAGGAAACACTAATGACAGTAACTTATGAACAATTAGCGAGCCATCGCTGGGCAGGGACCGGGCTAACCATGTCAGACGGCTCTTTATGGTGCCCTTGTCTGGACTGTTATGATGCTGCCAGATGTATAAAAGATGGTGAGCGAATGGGTGTTACCCACATTATTCAAAATGGATTTGCGCC